ATATGTAAACCGTACTGTTGACGGTAAAAACATATCGGATTATACAACTGTAAAAAATCTTTTCAAGAGAGCAAAAATAAGGCCAGATATATTTGAAAATGCAACTTTCTTTAGTAAGTATTTTATTGAGGGAAATGATCGTCCAGACAATGTTGCAGATGAAGTCTATGGAGATCCAAATTTAGACTGGGTTATTTTACTATCAAATAATATCTTAAGCATTCAAAGTGAATGGCCTATGACTCAGCAAACTTTTGAATCATATTTACTAGAAAAATATCTTGACATAAGACTTGTTGAAGATACCCATCACTATGAATCGATTGAGGTAAAAGATCCTGATGGCAAAATTTTATTCCCAGCAGGTTTAGAAGTAGATGAAGATCAATCGATCACCTATTATGATAGAGGAACTGAATCTTATAATACCATTACAGATATGGTTACTGAAGTAACCAACTATCAATATGAAGAGAGATTGAATGATGCTAAGAGACAGATATTTTTATTAAAAACAAAATATTTAAACATCGTACTTGATGATCTTGAGGAAATGATGGAATATAAAAAAGGTTCCACTCAGTATGTGAGTGAAACCTTGAAACGTGCTGATAATATCAGACTTTATGAGTGATCATTCTTCAGCGAGTTTCTGGAAATAGGACAGAGCATCATCTTCATCACTATCATTAGATGCAGATGACCTTGAACCCAGATTGTTCAGTTCGTCCTGAAGATTTTCAGGCAGCTCAGACTTCTGAGAGCGGGAAGAAAACTCAGGAGTGAATGAACCGCGATCAGTTTCCTCATTCTCAACCTCTTCATCAAGGCGAGGACGGGAGGACTTTTGTCCCAGAACCATTTGCAAACGATTCTGCAATTGTTCGTATGACTTAAACTGATCAGCAGCAGTCAAAGTAGTCAAAGAGTATTGCTTTTTCCAGAGTGCTTCCAGAGCATCGTCATCATCAAGGAGAGCACCAGGTGCTGCAAACTCAGAGGAATCATAGTTCCAGTAACCTGCAACCTTCTTCAGCTTTAGTCTGAAGTTAGCACCCTGCCAGAAGTCAAAGGGATTGATTGGAGTCTCATCCTCAAACTCAGGTTGCATTGCTTCCATGATCTTATCAAAGATCTTCTTACCAAACTTATAAAGGAAGACTTTACCTTCATTGCCAGGGTTTGCTTTGTCCTGAACAACGTAGATGTTGCTGTAGTAAGACAGTTTACGCTTTTGCTTACGAACAGTATCCTTGTCAGAGTCAATTCCACTGTTCCACAGTTCGCGGTTGTGCTCAGACACAGGATCTTTCTGACCCAAAGTGGTCAGAGAGTTTTCAATGTACCAACCACCAGGGCCTTGGAAGGCATGGGAGTACATCTTTGCCCAAGGAAGTTCTTCTCCTTCAGGGGCAGGCAAGAAACGGATCACGGCATAACCATTGCCGGTCTTATCCATTTCAGGTTTCCAAAGACGGTCATCTCCACCGCCACCATTGTTGTTCATCTTCTCAACTTCCTTGACCAGTTTAGAGGTCAGGGATCCAAGAGAGGATTGCTTTTTAAGATTTGCGAAAGACATAAGATTTGTTAGATTAGTTAGATTTGGCTTTTGTGTACCCGTTCATTCTACAGGTCGGAACCTGTCGTGTCAATCTGTTGTTTCATGATATCGAGCATTTTGTTCATTTGCTCAAAGACCGTTGTGATTTCAACATCAGGGGGAAGACCCATCATCTTAGCAGACTCTATAATATTTTTTTTCATCTGCTTTGCTTCAGGATCATCTGATAAGGAGAGCCTTGCAAAAAGAACTTGTTGTTTATTCAAAAGTTTCTCAAGAAGTTTAACATGACGCAGTTTTTCACTATTATTCATGAAGGCAAACTTCATCACACTGGAATATACTTCCTCTTGTAGTTCAGAAATTTCAACCATCTCTGCCCTTACAATTTCAGAATCAAAAAAACTCATTTCTCTCCAATCACAACTTCTTTCAAAATGTTTTTGTAACGAGGTACATCAATATTTAGAAAAGGAGAATATTTTTTCATTCTCATACTGACGGTTTCCCACACTGGATCAATAAGATTTTTATCCCATTGTTTTTGATATCCTAGAATGCCATTAAGGATCACCATGGTCTCAATAGAAACATTTCCACGGAGGTATTCTTTGAGCATTTGCGGATGTCGTAATCCATCCATGGCAAACATGGAATCAAAGTTATTGTCATCAAAGATTCTCTCTACCTCTTCCTTGAAGAGGTATGAAAGAGATTGTGTTCTCTTTTTCCATTCAGTGTATCGGTCTTCACCCTCTTTAATCATCTCACCAATCCAGAGTTTACTAGGATCAGTGCATGTGATGAAGTTAGAAACAAAGAAGTCTACAACTTCTTTATCATCTTTCTGACGTGCTAGCTTCTCAAACCAGAAACGATCTTTACGCTTATAAAATGATTTGACAGTTGCACGACTTTTTCCATTATATTTGTGGTAGTCGTAAGAATCTTTCGTGAAGTGATTCTTCATCGACAAATAACAACGATATGCATCAAACGGCATCATTAACTTGCTCAAAATTATCAATGTATTTGACTGGCACTTCATGCTCATTAGCAACAAGATACCAATGCTCACCCTCACGAACACCAAGATATTTCATTTGATCTTCATCAAAATGATTCTCACGCATCGCTGCTTGAATCTTCAAATGAATTAGGGTATCACGAGAAATCATAAAAGTAATAAGGTAATTTTTTTGGCGAAAATTTTTTTGCGCCTTTATGAAATTAAAAAACTAATTTTGCACGGGAAGTTTTCTTAAGAAAATTAAGTTCCATAGCCTCGTACTTAATTTTCTCCTTCAGTGGTTTAGAAATAAGTTTAGGGACAGACTCAAGGTCAATGGAATTCATTTCACAGAAATAAACTATTGCATCGATGTAACTCATGTCTTCCTGATCTTTTACAAGAGTTTCAATCTCTTGTGCGAAACGAGTCTGACAAAAGAATTTGCTCTCAAATGCTTTTTCTAGTTCATTCTCTACTTTTCGTAGTTGTTTATTAGGTTCCATTATGTCCAATATTGTGAGATACAAATTCTTTAATATACCGAACTAACAATTTAATATAATCCCCTTTGTTCCTTTTGTCAAATACTTCGACCTCACCACCAGGAGTGACCATAATAGTGATTAATTTTTTGACGGGGATACCAGTCAACTCATAGTAAGCAGCAGCGTAAAAAGTTTCCTGAACAAAATAGTTCTCTAGCCACTCTTCTGGTTTAATTTTTTCGGATGTCTTAAAATCGATGACTGCGAGTTCGCCTTCGTACTCTCCGATGCAGTCAACTCTACCTGCCAAACCAAGATACTCTGAGTACAGAGTCCTTTCTATAGCGTGTATATTATTTATCTTGTCCAGATATGGTCTCGCATGAATGAACATAAACTTGGTCAGAGGTTTAAAGTCATCCCAGTTTATTTCTTTGTTCAACATGTAGAGTTCAGTTGCTGCGTGAAAGTCTGTTCCACGAGCAGTTGCTCTCTTTGTAATACGATTTGCTTCTTCAATACCAACTTTCTTTCTCCACTTAACAAAGATTTCTCTGTTGTAAAATGAAGTCACAGAAGTGATAGAAGGCACCCATTCTCCATTTGGAAGGTTATAAAGACGGATGCCCTTTGTTTCCTTTTTGTTTAGTTCAAGATCACCGAGATAATTATGATGAATAAATGTCATAAGCCAAGTTCTAATTTCGCAATTAAGTATTCCTTACACAATCCAGATCTGACAATATCCTCAACACCAAACTCAACCATATCGACTGAGGGCATGAGTCGAAGAATTCTCATGAAATCCACAATACCATTTCTCTCATTCTGTTTTAGTAAATCAGATTGAGTTGCGTCACCGCAGAACATGATCTTGGTATTTTCACCAACCCTAGTAATAATACTATCAAGTTCATGATAATTTAAGTTTTGAAATTCGTCAACAATAACAATCGCATTGTCAAGAGTTGTTCCACGAATAAAACTTGTGGACCAGAATGAGATAGTTCCTTGAGTTTTAAGATTGCCATACAGCATCTCAAAATCTGCTTCTGTAGGAAGTTCAAACATATACTTCACCATATTCTTATATGGAATCTGGTAAAGAGAGGACTTATCCTCATGGTCTCCTGGGAGGAAACCGATCTCTCTGGTGGCCACAAGGGACCTGACGAGGTAGATCTTTTCGTATGGTGTCGTTGGATCTAAGACATCACAGAGAGCGTTGTAGAGGGTTATGAATGTTTTACCTGTTCCTGCTGCGCCATACGCAACAATATTTTTACCAGCATCATAAGAATCATATAAGATTTTTTGATTCTCTGTTAATGGTTCAATTTCACGAAGAAAATCGGAGTTGATTGGTTTCTTTCTCTTCATTTGTTTGGCAGTCAAGCCAACTCCGATTGGTGCGTCAGATACTTTTCTTTTTCTTGGCATAAGTGTTTAATTAAACAGGTTTTACTCTGGAGCCAGGCGCTTTCGACGCCTTGTAAAGGACATCATTCCACCCTGGATGAGACTTTTTGAGTTTGTCATAAACTTCTCCAAGTTCTCCAGAACTAGGCGCTGTTGTTGGATCTGACCAATCCCTCTGCCA